TAAAATTCTGTGCCACTATAAGCAACTGTAAACAATCTTCCACCCCCACTACCCGATGATTCAACTTGGTCTAATTGTAGTTTTTTCTCTGCCATAATATTAACTATTTAATCTATTATCAAAATCAAAATCTGTACTATCAGCAACAAAATCATTTATACCAAAATCAAATATAAATAAATCAGGCTCGTTAATTGTACCTATTAAATCCAACATTCCTGTTTGATAGTTTATAGTCTGTGCTAAGTCTAAAAATGAAATTCCCCCTATAGTTGGACTTCCATCAAATTTATTTAAACGAATAGTAGAACCAACCACAGATTTATTTAAAATAGTTCCACCCAATTCTAACATTGCTTTATCAGGGTATCTCGTATTAATATCGTATGTTGGAAATCCATTTGGAATAGACGTTCCATACCAAGCTACTTTTTTGCCAGTATAATCATCGTAAAATTGTTTTAAAAACTCAATACATTGAACGGTAATTTGTCTTATAGCTTCATAAGTTGTATCTGTGCCTGGATGAATATAATCTGGAACATTTGAAACCAAAGTATCTACATTATTCTTTCTAATCCAGCCTAATTTTTTATCCAATCGTAAAATAGGAACACCCCAATAATCAGCGATTGCTTGTTGCGCTAAAATTAATTGTTTTAAATATTTGTTTTTAGTACTAATATTAATTGAATCCTCATTATGATAACCAATAAAAGCAACTCTTGCTTGTGGTTTATCCGTGTATAAAGCGTCTAAAACAAAGTTTGTCGCCCCTATAAAGGTATCAGTATCACGTGAATCAATGCTAATAGTTCCAGTTGGGTTGAAAACTCTTTCAAGCAGATAGTCATTAAAACCAAATTTAATACACAAAGCGAAATCTTGCGCACCACTTGGATTAGGCGGTGCCGTATAAGCTCCAATATCGTTAGTGCTTCTTACATAATATCTTTCAAACCATTCGTTTGTTGCGTCCGAAGTAAATGTAAATCCAAATTTATCAGTCGCCCCTAAACATTGCAAGCCAATATAAATTTCATCACTTGTTTTTAATGTAAAAGTTGGTAGTTGTAAATTATAAAAAACATCATCTACTGGGTCTGTATTTACCCAAGAATTAAATCCTCCATCGTTAATTTCAGTTAGTGTTATTTCTTTTGTTAAAATAAAAACACCATTAACTGCCACTCTAACAAGAACGCCGTTAGTAAAGGCTATTGCTCCATAATTTGCTTTTGCTAAAGGCACGGAAATTGTATTGATTATTTTCTCGGTAACACCATAATACCAAGTTTCATTTGTTTTTTCGTCTAAAAAATCTGCACCAAAAATATTAATATTAGTAGGTACTATTCTAAATTGGTTGTTACTTATTTCGTAGCCGTTTCTTTCAACCGTATTTAAGTTATCTACTTTAGCATAAGTAGTTAAATCTAATTCAGTTTGTGAAATTGAAATAACACCACTTGCACGCCCTATAATTGCAAAGCTATTAGGATTTACCACAACACTATCAAAATCCGTATAGATTCCGTTTTCTGTAGCAAACCAAAAACCATCATCTGTGCCAGTTTGTGTGCTTGAGGGTGTTATTGCGCCAAAAAATATGCCATTAGTAAAATTAGATATTAAAGACTCAACCTCTGCTTTTGTGTAAAATGGACTTACATTAACTAATTCAGGAGAATAAGTGATGTATACCTCGTCATCTTCCATTAAAGCCGTTGTAATAGTTACTTTATCAGTATTGTAAAAGTATTCATCAATCTGTTTCCCGTTTCTAAATACCAATAAAACTTGACTAATAGCCTCTGTAGGAGTGAACTCTTGTGCTCCAATTGTGTAAACAAATAATTCAGTAGAGAAATTTATCCCATTAAACACATCGCTTACAAGTGCTTTTTTAGTTTCTCCATCTTGAACAATAGGAACAATCTCAGTACCATCTAAAGGTAAAGTTACAGAATCTAATTGACTAATTTTTTTATCTGTCATTATAATTTTATTTTAAATCCATTTTGTAATAATAAATACAATCCGTTTTCTTGTAATAAGTAATTTACAAATTCAAATCCTGCATCTTCTAAATCATCAATAAAGAAACTACTTTTTTCCTCTTTACCATCAAATGTAAAACTCATTCCGTTACTATCTGCCTTTGCACTTCCACTTGTGTAATCTATTTTACTACATTCTAAACCTTTGTAAAGTCCATAAATAATATACTTACCATTATTGTCTTGTACAATTATTCGATAGTCTTTATTAAGCAACTTTTGAAATTCATAATCAAATTTACTAATTGTAAAACCTATACTTTGATTCCAATACTTACCTCCTGCATCCTCTTCTTGTTTTTCACTTTGTGTAATCGTTAAAGGATTAACTTCGAATATTTCAGTAGGTGGAAACGTAACTAAAACTTTATCTTCTACAATAATTTGACTTCTTGAATATTGAACGTATGGAAATAACCAAAGATGCTTTATACCTCCCTGACTATCTTTACATTTGCGTCTTATAGTTTCCATCCTGAACTTAAATTAGTTTGTGTGTTTTGGCATCTTTTATATTCAGGGATATTTGTTTTACAAATGTATTTATTCCAACGTATAACATAACTTTGAGCAATATTCGAATACTTCCCTGCTAAAGTTCGTGCTTCTTGGTTGTTTACTACCTCTTTGTTCTCTGCAGTATGTTTAAATAACCCACCATTAGCAACCATATAAGAACAAATTTCAATATATTGTGCTACGGCTTCGTGTTTTAATATTGGCACAACAAAATCAGTATAAATGGTTAAATAAACACCTGCTAAAGTTTCCGCTTCCGCATCGGTTAAAATCTTATTATACAAATCAGTAGTTAATAATGGCTCAATAGTGGATAATTGCACCTGTTCAATGCAAAATCTATACTTATCAACATCAATATTACCATCTAATATTGAGTTTTTAATCATTTCCTGTGGTGTAATTAATAAGTAATCCATTATTGTTTATTTAAAAATCCATTATTAGGCATATCATTTGGCTTTTCGTAGGCTTTTTTCGGTAATTTAGGTAATATTTCGCCCTCTTTTCGTGCCTCTGCTGGTGTTATTTCTTTCGCATTTGGGCTATTTACATCAGCTTTTAACTGATATGTCTCACGCGTCCAATAATGTTTACATCTTGCACCGCCTTTATAGAATAAAATATCATAAGTATTACTTCCATTTGCTCCAAATCCTGCATTAACTACCTGTGAACTCATTTTATTTATGTCCTCAATACGATATAATTTGTTTGCACGTATCATTTTTTGACAAAATTCACGGCTATTTGAGTTTATATCCCCTGTATAACGCAATCTACTCTTAAATTTTTCGCCATCAAGCTCACTTTTAGCGTTTGGGATTGCAGTTCCTGTACTCGCGAACTCAAATACTTGACTTTCTACCAATTCCCATTCGTCTGTTATATCTTCCCCTAAATATATTAATTCATCAGCTATAAAACCATCTAAATTATCTTCTTTGTGGTCGTTTAGAGTAACTGCGACCTCTTCTGTTAAAGGTTTAAAGTAAAGTTCTAAGTTTATACCATAATCATTTAAAACTTCTTTAATACAGTCTAAAATGAAGTTCTGACGTGGTGCAATTACACGTTTCATTAACTGCGCCTCTGATTTATCTAATTCATCTGCATTGTTTCCGAAACCTGTATTATCTTTAATACCGAAAAGCATTGGAGAAACAACTCTGTGCGACATCATAATCTTTTGACGTGCCTCTTCTGTTAAAAAAGTCCATTGTTTATGACTATCATTAACTTGTAAAGAAGTAACTGTTATTTCAGCATCCCTACCATTAAAAGATAAAACAAATTTACCTGCGTTGTTACTTCCTGTTAATTTTAGTTTAATTTTACGTTCTATTTCGTCTTTTTCCTCAGGTGTTAAATCTTTACCATCAGGAATATTTATAATATACCCAAAAGACAAACCGTTTTTAATGTGAGAAACGCAATAGTTTGCAATTTCCTCTTCCATTTCGCAATAAGGCAAACCTGCTAAATATAAAGGGTCGCTAAAATATGTCTTACCTGCCTTGTAAGGTCTCCCAACGTAAACTTTAATTTCTGCGCTTTCAGAACCAAAACCATAAGCAGGAAATGGCATAGCTGGGTAAGTATTTAATTTACACCAATCACGGCTATAAAAGTATTCTGTTATTTCCTCGTCTTCATTCTCAATTGAAGGAACTACACGCTCTTTTGGTAGGTGTAAAATACTACCTAAGTCTTTTTTGTTTTTAGCTTTAATTACTTGAAATGAAAACTCATTAAAAATAGTAAAATCCGCTATCATTTTACGGATGTCGTTGTCTTTTAAAATAGTCTTAAACTTTAACCAATCTTTTGGGTTTTGACGTGCGTTTCTTGCTCCAATTCCACGCCCATAAGTCAAATCAATATACGAGTTTAAAATAGCTGAGTTTGTAGCACTACCATTATACCTATCAATAATGTATTTAAAGTATTCGTTATTCTTACCATTAAGAACATAACCTTTACTTTTATTCTCTTCGATTTTAGGTCGATTGTAACTATTTAATTGTATTAATCTAATATCTTGACCGCTCATAATATTGCTTTTATTTTTCCTCTGTAATAAACTACATTTTCATCGCTTAAGGTAAACTGAAAACTATCTCCATCCGTAAATTCGTAATCAAATGTAAGAGTTGTTATTCCGTTTGATGTTGCTATAGTGTTTGTAATAGTTTCTGTAGTCTGTCTAAACTCATTGTATAATATAAAATCAACTTCTGAAATTTCCTCTCGAAGTATTAATTTTATAGTGTGAGTTGTATCGTTTGCATTAACGTATTTCATATTTATATAACTAAAAAAACCCGATTTTGTTACAATCGGGTTTTAAAACTAATCCAAAAAATTAAAACTATTATAATAAAGCTATGAAATCCGCTAATGTTTCAGCATCAAATTTAGGGGATAAACTTCCAGTAGTTGAAACACCTGTTAAAATATATCCGTTCATTTCTGTTTTTGCTCCACCTGTATTTTGCGCTACTGTGAAATCAATTCCATCGTCAATACCAATTGCGTGACCTAATCCGTTTCTATCAACTACAACCATAATAGGAAACCCGTAAGCTAATAAATTAAGTTGTTGTGATGTTACTGCGTCAATTTTCTTTAATGAAATAGTAGAGGTCTGAGTGTTTACGCTTGTACCTGTATTTCTATCAGATACTAAACTCTCTGCAATATTATTTCCATCGCCCTCGATTTCGTATTCGAAAACCTCAGTTAGTAATGGATTAATTGCTGTAATAACTCCTGCTGTAATAGTAAAAGGATTTGCTAAGTTGTTGAATAAAAATAAACGCCCTACGCCTCCTATATTTTGTTTACACGCTCGTAAACGTCCTGCTGTTATGTCGCACGCCATCTGTTATATATTTTATGTTAAAGGCGAGAACTAACTCGCCTTAATTACTTTTCTAACTATGCGATTGGTCTTGCCCAAACAATTTCCGCTCCGTTGTAATATTGCACACCAGCATTGTAAACCATAGTACCACGTACTAAACCAGTTAACAATCCGATTTCGTCTTCATCTTTTAAAACTACTTCGTTGTGGTCTGCTAATAAACCTGTTCCGAAGATTAAGTTTTTAGGTTCTGCAATTACAATTGTATTGTCAGGTAAACCATTGATTTCTATTAAATCATATTTACCAAATTTTGGTGTAGAATTTGCGTCTCCTCCTAATCCGTTTGTAATACCTTTAGAAATTAAGTAGAAAGAATAATCTTGATACACGTCAGGAGAAACTCC